AAGTCTCGGCCGCCGGTACTTCGTTCCAAGTGTTAAAGAGCAATAGTTCAAGAATCGAAGCGATTTGCACGCCATCGAGATCCTTGGTCAAGACGCCAGTTGTCAAAGACTTTGGAAGTTTTGAGAGAGCACCGAGAGCAATGATTTTGAGATTCTGAATCATTCCGCCTGTACCCGATTGGACGACTTCAAGATCGATGTCTGTCACATATCCGCCAAAGAGATTGACGAAGTCGCCGGCTGAGTCTTTGACCTTGATTGAGACTTGGTCATTGAGATCAATGGTTACAGCTGAATCATCGAAGTTGAGGATTGTGAAGGCTGCATATCCCGCGGTCGCCTGTTGATAAATGTCGGTGCGACCGGAAGTGATGGAGACATCGGCTAATGTGACCGACTTAAAATCAGCATTTCCATTGACCGTCAATGACCATTCAGGCGTCCAAATTGTCATGACTGAAAGTTCAGAGCTCCCAATGTCCCGCGGCTGAAGCTACGGTTCAACACATCGACGATTGTGCGGGCTGTGCCTTCCGGATCAATTGCGCCATTGACTGTGAGATTGATTTGAGTCCCGCCACCGCCAAGCGCACCATTTGGGACGATCATGCCATTCTGAGAAGGGACGAACATTTCTGCTCCCTGCTCGCCGACAAGGTATGACTTGCCAGCCGATACAGGCCCACCGGAAGCCCTAGCACCGCCAAATGCGGACGAAATAACGCCGGCTATACCTTCGACAATGGGATTGTTTCTGACTAGATCTACAAGGCTTCTGATGGCATTGACGACGCCTTGAATGACGCCGAGCACGGAAGAGAAGCCGCTGATGAGTCCACCGAGAATCTTGCCGACAGCTGTGAGAGCTGCACCGAGCACCGTACCAATTGCCGGAGCAAGGGTCTTGATGATGAATGATCCAATTGTCTTGAATAATTCAAAGAGTGGCTTTAACTTGTCTTCATTGTCCTTGATTGCTGTTGCAACAGAATCAAAGGCAGAAAACAGTCCCTTGATGATTGGTGTGAATGTCTTGACAATTCCCGGAATGACGACCTCGGTCAGATAGCCCCACCATGCTTTGAAAAATGGAATTAGATATTCCTGAATAAATGTAGTAATTCCTTCAAAGGCAGGTTTTAACTTTGTGCCAATTGAATCTGATACGCCCGAGATTGCCGGAATGACATTGTTCACCAAGCCCGAGACAAGAGGCGTGATGGCGTCGAGTACGAATGATCCGACTGTCTCTTTGCCTTCATCGAAGGCCACTTGAAGACGCTGCATTTTGCCAGCAAAGGTGTCAGCTTGTGCCGAAGCTTGTCCTTCAAATGTAGCTGCCAACGCTTGTTGAGCTGCGTCAAAGTTCTTTGTCTTGATGATGTTTTCATCGATTGGCACGCCAAGTCTTTTGAGAGCTCCAAAGTTGCCGTCGTGAGCTTTGGCAAGTGCCTCGCTAACCGCCTGAAGAGATTTGCCTGTTCCGGCGGCGACATCGATTGCTAGATTCTGAAGTCTTTGCGCTTCTGCGACATCGCCTGTGGATCGTACAAGACGATCAAGTGATGGGCGAAGTTCGTCATCGGTTAAGCCGGTGAGAAGTGAAGTCTTTGTAATTTGGTCTTCGACCGCTGCGATTTGTGCGTCGGTTGCGCTAGTGACATTCTTCAGAGAAGTTGCAAGTGCGACCTGAGCCTTTTCATCTTCGATTGCAGACTTAACGCCATCGATGAGAAGTTTGCCAGCATAAGCCGCGGCAGCTGCGCCAGCGGCAGCAAAGGCAGCACCGGCCAACTTGCCGAATTTGCCTAGTTTTGCACCGAAGCCCTCGACTTCATTTGAAGCTCCTGAGATTCCTTTTTTTAGATCATCGAAGTCAGCGTCAAAGGTAATCTTGACTTTTGGAATTCCTGCCATTAGTCGAGCCCTTCTCGCTTGATGATTTTCGTGATGATTTCAATGTATTCCTTGGCGACAATTGGTGTGTAGTAATCAACCGCCGGAGCGATCCAGTAGCCGCCCTTATTGCGTGGAGCTTTAAATCTGTCTGTGTATGAGCGACCAGCTGAGTCCGTGCCACGCCCTGATCCGTATTCTGTTCCCCATAGAAGCGCGCCAGCGGGTGCGGAAGATTGCTTGACTCTTTTGCCCTTGCCACGGGATTCGCCGCCATACTTACGGCCAACCTTCTTTGTGCCGCCGACATCGACTCGAATCAAGCGATCACGCTTTGCCTGAATAGATTGAGCGACAAGTTTTGTCTGTGGCGATGGTGCAGAATCAGCAAACTGACGAAGCTGACCGGCTAGTCGATTCGAGAGTGGCAAAGCCGCGTCTCGCACTTCGTTTTGAGTTTCTTTGTCGAGCTTGTTCAAGACTTGGAGAAGGTTACGCAGCGAAGCCGGTTCAACGGTTATCGCATAGAGGCCTTGCTTAGCGGCCATTCCTTTTCTCCAATATCTCGACGGCTGTCATAATTTGCTCGACTGTACGCCATTCGCTCATCGGGATTCCCGTTGCTATTGCTAGTTCAACGAGAGTTCGATTCAAGCTTCCGGCGTCGTAGCTTTTGGGGAATCACCAGCTTCTGAAGCAATTGATGAGACTGTCTCAATCCACACTTCAAAAGGCTTGACAGGCTGTCCGGCCTTCTCTCGCTTCATGGCGTTATAGCCTAGAAATAAGAGATCCCAAATTCCAATGACTTCTGAAGCCACTTGAACCGACTTGCCTGTCTTTTGTTCCCATTTAGCCCACTCGGGCGCGGCCGCCGTAAATTCGGCGACCTCGCCTGAGAAGTATTCAATTTTTAGGATTGTTTTCATTTTTGCTCCCGTTCGTAGTTTTTAGCTGAATGTTTCGGTTGGTGTTCCGACAACTGTGAATGATAGCGACACAGTCTGCGCGTCAGGTGCAGACCCACCGACTGATGGGAAGACCGGAAGCACATTGCACGCAAAGACCGCACCTGTGACAGCTGTGAGAGACACAGCGAGAGTTGTATTTGGTGAACCTTCGCACGCTGTCCAAAGAGCTTCGCAGAGTGATCCGGACGCGCCCCAGTCTGCGAGCATTTCGACATCGAGTGTCCATTGATCATCGATTGCCTTATATGCACGGCCATCGAGAGTCTGATATGTCTCGATAGTGTGATCGTTTGAGAGTGTTACGGAAGACGCTTGTGCGTCGTAGCTTGTGGTCGCGATCGTCAAGGCTAGATCGCGTCCGGTGATGACGGTCGTTGGCATAGCTGCTCCTTAGTTAGTTTGAGTGTATTGCGTTGATAAATCGATTTCACACGCCACGACTTGTGACCCACTTGCGAGAGTCACCGGCCTTGGATCTGATACCGATGTGATTGTGTATCCCGACGGAATTAAGCCGAGAATGCTCATGACCAGCGTCTCGATGTTATCGAGTGCCGCGGCGTTGTTGTATCCGGCGACAGCGACGACAGCTGTGAGATTGACTCTCACGCGTGTTGATGTGCCGATGAGATTTGGTTCAAGATATGGATTCGAAGGCAATAGCGCGACGAATGGGACGATTTCTGTCTCGGGTACAGCGTCGAAGATATTGGCCTGAGCACTTGCAAGAGCTGTCTTCAGCGCACCGCGTACATTGACGGCGATTGAGCTTGGCATTAGCCGATCCAAACGCCGGAGTCGATTTTGCTACCGAGAAGACCAATGCAGCGATTGAGAAGACCGCGACCCATGCGGTATGGAGTCGATTGGAAATCAATGCCTTCGATTTGACCGCCGGCAGCTGTGACAGATTGAAAGATTTCAACGCTGATGATCATGAGTGCCTTTTCGACATTTGGATCACCTGAATAAAGAGTCGCCGCACCATATCCCGAAAGAGTGGCTGTGCCATTAGGTATTGACGGACGGACGGCGACATCTGCATTTGTGAGAGCGGCTGTAAATGCGAAAGGTGTGACGCCGGTGACGGTGTGTGTGGCCGTAAAGGGTGACGGAAGACCAGTCACGACAACCGACTGACCGGCGACAAAGTTGTGGGCGTCGCGTGAGTAAAAGGTCGCGACATTGTCTTTCAATTTGAATTCAACGATTGCAATGGAGTTCTGTACGAGAAGCGGAAGAAGTGTGCCTTCAGCTGCGTCGATTACATCTTGAAGATAAGCGTCATTGTAGAGAGACGAGCTCACGCCAAGTGTTGATCGCAATGAAGCAACCGTGATGATTGACATGAGCCCGTCCCTTCGTACTACTCGGCCACACGGGAGCGCATGGCCGATGATTAATTAGGCGATTAAGCCTTGTTGTTCTTGAATGCGCCAGCACCGATCTTGGTCGCAATTGCGCCATATCCGTACATTGCGACGGAAATCTGACCTGTTGCGATTACATCTGCGCGAAGCTGATATGTTGGTGATTCGTACCATGTGTACGCTTCAGGATTGACGATGATGATTGAGCCATCTGTGTCTGTTCCCGCAGCTGTGTTTGCTGTTACGAAGAGATCAAGTCCTGCGACATTGCCGCGGATTGAATCCGGACGGACTACGCCACCAGCGTTTGAAGGCTGCTGTGCAGAGTAGATTGGGCGACCTGAGTCGTTGAGTGTCATGACATTTGACCATTGGCTTGTGTTCATGATGATATTGCGAGCGAAGCCCTGTGTGTTTGAATATACAGAAGCCGCACCGCGAGCAACGATTCCGAGAAGCTCGGCAGCTGTTGGATATGTTGTTACTGTTGTGCCGTCAGCTGTTGCACCAGCAATGAGAGCTGCGTTCACAGCTGTATCTGTTGCCTTTGCGTACTGAGCTGCCATGTTGCGCATAAGCTCATCGATGAATGCAGGTGAAGAGCGATCAAAGAGCTCGACTGAGAATGTCTGAGCACCTGAATACTTCTTGACTGATACAGACAAGAATTCAGAGTTCTGATCGACATCGGCAAGAGTTCCGCCTTCGTCTTCCTGTGTTACTGATGGAAGCTGTGTGATCTTAGGGATTTCGAAAGTCATACCAGCGTCAGGCAATGTGCCACGGCTGATTGCGTCGATGTTTGAGCGAGTTGCGTTTGCAAGACCGTTGATTACGGTTGAAAGTTGGCGGGTCGGGATTAGACCTGCGTTATCTGTTGTATCCGCTGCGGCGGCTACATAGCGACGAGCGTCCTCATTACCAAGTGACGCCTTGATTGTCATTTCAACCTGCTTTGCAGCTGAAAGGTCAAGACGCTCCTTGCCTACTGAGTAGCGTGGAGTTGTTGCGACTGTCTCGGTGACAGCCTGTGCAGCTTCGACCGTCTCGACGGCGTCCGCTGATGTGACGGTGTTTTCTGACACTTCGTCTCCTTCGTTAGTTGGGTTTTCTTCTGTCTCCGGAGTGGATTCAGAATCTTCTTCGCTCGCTGCGACATCTGTGACGCGAGCTGATCGGATTGCCGGTTCAGCTACAAGGCCAACGCCTGTGAGCTCACCAGCCAAGACGCGCATTGTGCCGTCCTTCTCCATGATGTAATCGCTGACGGATACTTCTACGGACAAGCCGTCGCGAAGTCCGTCCATTGCTTCGACGATGGCGTCAGATCCAGCGGTGGTATTTGAAATCTTCCACTTCGAATCGATTGCCATTGAATCAGCTGACAAAGTTGCGTCCATTGGTCGCCCAATTCTGCGTGTACGGTCATGCTCAAGATTAAGCATTACATTTGCCGGAGCGATTGAGCCTTTTGCAAAGACGACCTTTCCGGTCGAAGCATTTGCAGGTTCTTCGAATTGAATAATTTTTCCCGCGATGATTCTTGATTCTGAATCAGCTGCGGTGATCTGCATTGGAGTCGTTAGCTTCATGATGTGATGTCTTCTGCCTTTCGTACTTCTTCCGGAGTCATTGCGCCGATACCTGTGAGAATCTGATAAACCTGAGCACGCTCCAAAGGATTTCCACGAAGGAAGTCGTCCAATGAGTAGCGCACAAATTGTGAAGCCGGAGTGAAGTCCGTCATTGAGAGTCTTTGCTCGACGATTGTCAAGAGCGGACGAATTGAGAAGTCGATGAGATCGCGACGCTGATTCACAGCGTTTGAATATGTCATCGATGATGGATCTGATGAGACGAACCACGCAGGGAGTCCAATTGCGCGGCTAAGTTCCAAGCTGAGATATTGGCGGGCTTCATTCATCTGAAGTGCCTTTGGATCGTAGCCCACAGTCTCCAAGTCCACATCGGCATTCAAGAATGCTGTTGATCCATCTTGACGAGCTTTGCGCCAAGCTGCGAGAAGTGCAGAAGAGCGATCCTTTGGAAGTGCAACGCCGCGAGACTTTAAGACAGTCTGTGGAATTGGATTGAGTGCAAAGTTAAATGCAGCCTTTTCGAGAGCATGAGCCGTCCGAATCGTGCGACCGGCACGCTGTAAAAGACCTTCATCTTGAGATCCAAAGACGATGAGATTTGCAGCGTCGATTGGTCGGCCGTCGATGTAATAGCCTTCAATTTCTGTGCCGTTAGTGTTTGTTTTGACTGTAACTCGCTCGGGTGCAACGCGTTCCATGTTTTGAACACGACCCGTGTCGGCGTAACGAGCTGTCGCGTAAGCGTAAGCCGCCGGCCGGAAAAGTAGATCTTCAAATATCCAGCTCCAAAATTCCGCGCCGGTGATTCGCTGATCGGGTTGATTGATTACCCGTGGAGACGGCACATTTTGGCGAGTTGCTTTGTCGTATGTCTCGATTGGCAGAGAAGCTCCGACAGAGCAAATGATGTTGCGAGCGCGTGCAATTGTTGGGACGCCCATTGCTTCGCTACGAGTCGCAGATTGACCATTCCAAAGATACGGAGATCCAAGTGAATCGACAGAATTGACAGGATACAAAGACGCTTCGACATCGACGACCGCTTCCGGTGCGGTCGCCTGAGTTACAGTTGGAAACAAGAAGTCACGCAATGCCATGCGCAAATTCTCTCTCATGCGTACATCTAGCCGATTAAAATGTCAATATCCGTCTCTTGGCGTGTCGCGAAGTGGGTCGCTAACGCAGACGCAACCGTCGCGCATACAACCGTGCCGCTCGCTTTCCGTCCAATAGTCCACCCGCCATCTCCGAAAGGTAACTTCGCCGCTGACAAGATTTGCTTTGTCAATTCCGGCTGACCCTTGTGTTTGAGTCTCTTCGATGTGATTGCTCCCAACAGTTCGTCACAAGCTTGTCCGTATTCTCCACCATCGATGTCCACAATGGGAAGACCGGCAGGTACAAGTCGCGCCGCAATTGCGCTCGATGTTCTCTTGCTGTACGCAATGGCTTCGACCGGCATTTGCTGACAGTAGTCCGCGATCTCATTGGCGATTGATTTATCATCGAGAGAGACGGCATTGTCCCAAGTGTGAAGAAGCTTGATCATGAAGTTCTCATCGTCGAGTCTTTGTCCAGCGACGAGAGCTGCATGGCGTCGATCCGGTGAACAGTCAAGCCCCAAGAAGACCGTCTTTTCGAAATCAAGCTCCAAAGATTCGTCGAGACATTCGCCCCATTCGTACGCCGGAATCGCTGCCGAGATTGTGGCCACTTGGACGCACATGACTTCCGTCTTCACGACATCGACAGGATCATTGAGAATCGCCCTGATATTGTCCTTGTGGATAGTGTGGCCGAGACTTGGATTTGCTTGGGCTATGCCATTCCAAAATGCTTCTGAGTCGTCGATAAATTCGTACCCTGACGACCATTCGAAATATCCAATATCGTCATTCGCTCCGGCCGCAGCTGCAAGACCGCGTTCTCGAAGTTGGTTGAGAATGACCGAGTGTTGATCGCCTTGGTTCGAGTAAGTCCACAGCTGAGGATTTTGGGAAGCCATCATCGTATAGCGAAGAGACGCCCAAGTGGATTCGTCTTTAAGTTCGCGGGTTTCGTCGATATGTACGACAGCGGGCGCGGCAATTCCACGCGCCGCCGAAGCTCCGGCCTTGATCATGTAGCGATTGCCATTCTTCAGCTCGATTTCTTCTGATCCATGAGCCCACCTGATTTTCTTGACCTGAGAAGATAACGATTCGTTACTTTCGATAATGTTCACAAGATCGCGGAATGTCTCAAGAGAAGTCGTAAGCCGGTGAGCCGTACCGATCTGAAGCTTTTCATCGAAGAGGAAGAGTCCGGCCAAGATTCGAGCCTTCATGATGGTCGTCTTGCCATTCTGACGGGCACACATGGCGAAGACCAGCGGGTGCAAATACCGGCCATCTTCTTTGACGCGGGTCGCCTGAGTCATGAGCCACGCTTGCCAAGGTAGCAAGTCGAGCCCGATAGAAGCTGCGAAGTCGATGATTTCTTGTCCACGCGAAGGCAGATCCTCACGCAACCGAGAGTGAATTCGTGGAGTTTGGTGGCCATAGAGCGTCTCCACAATGGGCTCAATTCCGTCTGTGAGGCCTTCTAAGCCGTCTTGAACCAGTCTGAGCCCCTTCGAGCCCTCTTGAGCCTTATTCATGCTTTTTCGAGCCGTTTGCGGGTGAAATAAAACCGC